TTGATCTAGCGTCTTCCATTAATTAGATTGCTCCAATTATAACAATGACAACAATCGCAACAATAGCGGCCTTCACCCAGTCCTTCATTGACCAGTCTGACCATTCTTTTAAGTGTGACCATAAATCTGTTAGTAACTTCATATTACCTCCTATTTTTTCACTTTACCACCTCTGCGCATAGTCAACGATTGACCAGTTGCTTTAGCAGTTTTCTGAGCTTGTTGAAATCCTACTGATGTACCAGGAAATTTCTTACCACCTACTTGAGGTGTCATACTTCCGCCCATATTTTTACGTTGGGGTTTACCAGTTTTTGAGCCTTTAAGAAAGGATTTTTTTGTAGTGCTATTTTTCTTTGTTTTTTTAACCATATTTTATCCTTTTAATGTATTGTTGGTTTATGCGCCGAATAATACAATTCATTTAAAACTTCTTCTTGTACTATAAAGGTTTCTGCGACAGCTGCAAACATATTTGCTGCTCCCTCTACACCAAGACCGCTTACGTACATATTACGACAAACAGCCATTAAAGCCCCACATACCTGCAAATAATCGTCAGGATGTTTAATTTCACTATTAGCTGCATCTTCTATTTTTTTCATAGCTACAGCTATTTTATTTACTTTATCTTTAATCTCCTTTAGCTTTTGCTCGTCCATTTGCCCTCGCTATCTTTTCATCTGCTTTTGATTTTAAAGCTTCTCTAGAATTAACCATGTTTTCTTTAAACATAAGCATAGCTTCTTCTGAGTCTTCTTTGTTAACATCAGTAGCCATTTTCATTATATTGATAGTAGCATCAGATTCTACTTTATCTCTTTCAATGTCTAACTTTTCTCCTTCTACCATGAGATCCTTTTGAACTTTCATTTGTGTTTCCATAGCTTTAAGATCAAGTTCTTGTTGTTTAAGTTTAACAAGAGGGTCTTGTGCTTCTTTACTAATCCTTGCTTCTTCATCCGCAGCTAATTTTTGCGTCATTTGAGCTTCTATCTGAGCTTGTTTAGCAGCTTGCTCATTGATTAACTGCTGTGTTTGCTGTTCTAGTTGCTGTGCCATTTGTGGATTATTTTGTGCTTGTTGTTGTGCTTGTTTTAATTGATCATTTCTTTCCTTAAATTCTTCATGAACTATTGCACCAGCCATTAACGAAATATGTTCGCAAATATGTGCTTGCAATAAAGAATAAATTTGAGGATTAATTTGTACCATACGTGTAAACATAAACTCGGCGTGTGCCTGTATATGTGCTTGATGATCCTGCATAGGGAATGCTTTAGGTGCTTTACCATTCATAGCACCCGCATTTTCAGTAGAAGGTCCCATTGGTTGTGGCAATTCAGGATCTGGTTTAAGGATAGTATCTACATTATCTACTCCCATTGCGTCATACATTCTTCTATAAGCTTCACGCATATTATGTAATCCAGGGTTAGCTGTAGCTAATTGTAATTGTTGCTGTGCTAATGTAACACGTTGTGCCATAGAAAAAATATTAGGATCAGAAACTGGTATAACATCAACACGATCATCAAAATCTTGCTGCTTAATCATTTGATTTCCACCAACCACTTGATATGGATATTCTGGAGGTAAATATAATTGAAATACTTTAGCCAATAGTTTGAATTCAATTTTCTGTGCGTAGTGTAATCTTTTATGAATAGCTGACATAACTTTAGTTCCTCTTTCAAGAAGAGCCATTGTTGTGCCTACAGGATTTTGTTCATTTCCCTCACCCATTTTCATATCTGCAATAGCAGCAAAAGATTTACCTGCGTCAACAGCAAAACCTAATAATTGAAATAAAGTTCCACTTGGTTCTTTATAAGGTAAAGGCAATAAAGATTCTTTAATAGAAGTACCTGTTACATCTACATCTCTAAATTCGCCTGGTTGTAATGGTGTGTCGTCATCACGTATTCGCATACCACGTGCCTTAAATCCTGCAGGTAGGTTAGCGAGTGTACCAGCATCAATTAACTGCCGCAAAACACTTGTTGCTGTTCGCGATAACCCACCTAGCATGTGTATTAGACCAAAGCCATAAAAGCCTAAGCCTGGGAGGAATTTATAGTGTACAAAATAAGAAATCTTTTTAAAATCAGGATCTCCTTCTTTGTAGTTTCTATAAATGGATAAAATTTCTCCAGAATATTGATCTATTGTTACAATAAAAGGTAATTTAACCCCTGATGTATCCTCAAAACCTGGTACGTCTGTTGTAATGTGCATTTCTAAAAGAGTATGTTCATCTTCGTCTTGACCATATTCTTTTTCAACACCTTCTAATTCATTTATTTTTTCTTGTACCTCAGATGTTTCTACCTCACCTGTTGTAATAGGTATGTCTCTGTAAAAACCTTGTAGTTGTTGTTTTCTAATATCATTACCACTTGTTTTAATTACATGTGTAACTCTTGCTGCATTTTCTAAATCTGTGGCAAGATAGTTTATTACTAAATCTTCGCCGGTTACAAATTTAGCACACGCACGTTTCATTAATGCGTCATAATAAATTTTTTTAAAAGCAGAACCTGCAAGTGGTAAATAAAATAATAGTTGATCCATGTCTGGATCATACTCTTGCATGATTTCTGTTATTTGGTAATTCATAAATTGTTGAACTCTTTTAGCCTGATCTTGTACTTCAGGGGTGGAGAGTCCTACAACTTGAGTTCGTACGGGGCCGCTTGGGGGGAGAAGTTCCTTATACGCTTGAGCTTGAAATTGCGTTACAGACTCAGCGAGTAAGGGGTGTACGACCCCGGACGCTCCTTCGAAGGGCTCTGTTCGGTTTTCATATTTGAATCCTAACATATCAAGGCCTTTAACGTAGGAATCTTCCCAGTCTTTCCTTGAGTCTTTATCCGCTTCGAAATCGTTTACTAGATCACTAGAAAATCTCATAAGATCAGTTTCATCTATGTAATCTGCTAAATTGGCATTAAATGGAATATTTGATGTATCTATAGTTTCTGATTCTTCTCCAACAACAGCACTGCCATCATCCATAATTTCAACGTTTTTTTCCATAACGTCATCTTTTAATTGAATTTCTTCTCCAGTTGGCTCTATCTCTAAAGCGTCTGTTAAAGAACTTAAAGCTTTTTCTACATTGTTATTTGGATTTTCAGCCATTATTTCTTACCTCTCACTGATCCACCTTTTTTATAAATTGGTGTACCCTTTTTAATTAGTTCTTGAGCAATTTTATTTTCTTTGAGTAATATCATTGGAATCTCCCATCCCCTTTTTTTCTCATCTACTATAGCAGTTTTCATAAACTTTGCACCTATTTTTTTCGCAGCTTTTTTCATGGCACCGTTTGCTATTGGTCCATATGCCGTTAAGTTACCAATAAAGTCCCTACTGCCTGGGCTTAAATTAAGGTTTTTAATAGCTGGAGTAGAAATAGATAATCCATCATAACCACCTTCTTGGGCTACACGCAACAAGTATTTCATAACAAATTCATTATAATCTTCACTTTTTCTTAACGGACCTTCTGGTATATTAGTAGTATCAGTTGATTCAGCTATTTTGTTCTTTTCATCTTCTAAAATTTTTCTAATCTTAGCTCTTTCTTTATTAAGTCTTACTAATCTAATTTGTGTAGCTTTATTTTGAGGTTTTGTTAATAAATCTTCTATTTTTGATTGTATTAAACGCATTTGCTGTTCATTAGCATTTAACGCTTTTTTAAGTCTTACATCCTGACGTGGTGAATATTTACTATCTTTTACCATGTTAAGGTAATCTTTTTTTGCATAACCATCAAGTCTGTTTATTCCTTGTTGAATAGTTAAACCTTGTTTTTCCCAATTAGTGTGCATTTTTTTAAGGGCACGTTGCGCCATATTGATTTTCTGGTGCATATCAGATTGTATTTCTTCTATATGCATTAATCTTCTACCAAATTGATCTGTTCTATCAGATACACGTGTATGAACTACACCGCCAGATCTTTGCCCACTACCTAGGCCAAATTCATGGTCGTAAGTGTAAGTTGGTTCTCCTCTTCGTAGTTTACCTGGTCTATGGGTAAATAAAAATTCACGGTAATTATCACCACCACTTAATGTTTGTGTACCTTCGTGTATAGCTCTACTGTCGTATTTACTAAATCCTGAAGTTCTTTTTCCAAGGGCCGTGGATACTTGGGATAATACTTCTTTTACTTCAAATGGAAATCTTTGTGGAACACCTTCTTCTAAAGCATTCTTAACACCAAAATTTCTTTCCACCATTTCATTTATTTTATTGCTAAGGATTGCTTTTTCATCTGCATCCCCACCTAATTGTTGTAAAGGATTAATAACAGCTTTCATGTAATCAAAAAATCCTTTTACTTGTGGGTTACGAATAGCTTGGGTATCAATTTTATTTAAACTTTTTTCCACTTTATTAAGTACTTTAGCACCTGTGGCATCGCCTAAAGCGATGACATCAAAAGTAGGAGCCATTTCATCAAACTCTTTTACCAGTTTTTCTTTAGATATAATTTGTTTTCCCATTTGGGATAAAAATGGTGCTAATGATGTATCATTTAATTCCTGATCTTTAATA